GTGCGTCTCGCGAACTCCAAGTAATGCTGAGTGGCGCGTACATGCTGGTCATGGTCGGAGACGCGGGGGCCTAGCTCTCGAAGGGCATCACTGATGGAGTTCCAGTATTCGGGATCGTTACGACCCAGGGCGAGTCCATTCTGAGCGCGGTGCATGACTACGATAGGGTCAATGTAGATATCTTCGCCGCCTATATGGTAACCGCAGAATACAGATTCGTACTCAATGAGGCGCTTTGGTACCATCTTCCACTGTTTAGCGTGAAAGCCAGGTTGATAGCGCCAAGAGCCGAGAACAGCGCCGTCATCGCCTGAAAACGCAGCTGTCGTGCGTTTCGGGCAGTTCAAGGACGCGCCAGTGATAGCGGCATTGCCAAGAGTGTTGATCAACCAGGTCCAGCGGTCGCCAGATTCCTGTTTGGTTCGGTGCGGCCCCAGGTAGCTGAAGGTATTAAGCCGCTCAAACAGGTAAGTCTGGATGTATTCTTCTGGGACACGACATAGTTGCATCACCCAAGCGGCGAAGTTTGCAAAAACTTTGTCGCAGCCTTGGTCCCAGCTTGTGTAGTCGTTGGTGGTGATGGGTCCCTGGGACCAGTGCCTGCGGTACCAGCGAGACATGTCATCAGGTGAGGCTCGGCAATGGAGGTAAGTGCTCGGAAAAGCATGTTTCATTGATAGCCGTTCGACAAAGAGAGCAAACGGAGCGTCGCGAAATTGTTTTGTCAGCGGAAATTCGGAAACGATTTGGCCAGCAGTCGCTGTCGCAAACCTTTTCTCCTCCTTTTTCACATATTGCGTCTTCAAAAATAGCTCAGTGTAGTTGGGAGCTTGGTCGATGTTATCTTTCCGGACAGAATTGGCTATGCCAGCGAGTGTGCGCTTGGAGACCCACGGACTAAGGAAATCACGGGAGCATTGGTCAAAGAGGGCCTCGTCGAAGGGTGCGCTGTTCCAAGAATCAACGTCGAAGAATTTGGCGAAACCTCGCTTGAGTTGTTTAAGACGAGACTTGTCAGAACTGCTGAGGTCGGGGGAATCTTTGCCAAGGACGATGCGTTTCCTTTCAGAAATGATTTGGGTAGCTTTGTCACTGGCATGATGTCGCAGAACGGCGTTAGGCCCGTCTTCCACGTGTTGAGCGGTCATCAGCTCCGTGCCTGGAGCTATCTTCTCTCGTGAGTCCGGGTCGACAAAGGTGTCGTGGTTGAAAATCGGGTCGAATTCGCCTTGCACGTCCGGAAGTGTGGGAAGCTTGTAGCCAGTGCCGTCGGGACGGAGATTCATGTCGTTGGTCACGGGGACGTAAAGGCGAAGCATCTCCCGGATAGATTCGTGATGTGAATGTAGAAGTGGATCCTTGTGGCCTGAAAAGGCAGGGGCGTTGGTGGTTGGTTTGGTCAAGGTGCCTCGAGTAGTGCGCGCAGTGTAGTAATCACCGCCGTCGTTACGTGGGGTGTCCAACCATACACTGCGGAAGCGAGCGGGTAGCGCACCCACGATCGGCGTGGCAACGGGCAAGCCAAGTTGCGCACAGGCGGCTGCAGACAGGTTGCGAGCTAGGTGATTGTGCACGGCTCGTGCGATCAGATGGTCAGGGTCGTTAGCGGCCGTTATCTCGGCGCATTGGTTGCGAGAAGCAACAGCTAAGATGGCGGAGAGAATGTGGCTTTTACCATAGAGTGATTCGACCAGACGTGGAGAAGAACCCATAGTAGCACCCATTACAAGGAAGATGTTACCGGTGGGTCGAGTGAGAGCGGTCCAAACGTTTTCGTCCGTGGCGGTAGATGTGAGCCCTCCCAGGTCGATGGCGCAGTCTCCCTCGATAGTGAGACCTTGGCAGGCGGCGAAGGTGAGGCAGCGTTGACCACCAGAGTTCTGGGTCTCAGCGAACCGTGGTGAAACAACCAGGAGAGGCACGT